GGAAAGACAATACATTACGTTTACCTACACCTTTGGGAAGCCACGATCACCCAAACAACAAGCCGCCCTTGAGGTTTACTTTAGAGAAGCGGCCAAAAGATTGAACGATGCAGGGGTCTACCACCAGATGAACGCTAAATTCATAAAAGGTGACATTGAAATACCGTGGACCCAAGAATCTTTTAAAACATTTTGGAAACAAATACAAAACACAATGTTTGCTATTGAATCAACAACAGAAATACAGTCCGACAAAGTAGCCAAAGTCTATGATGCTATCAATCGGGGCTTAGTAGAACGTACAGGGGTACATATTCCCTTTCCATCAAAAGAACTTACGGAAAAATAAAGGAGAAATAATATGGAATATATATGCGGAGTTGCATGGCTTGCCATCATGTTTGTTTTAGGAAGTGGATACTGGCTTCTAGTACAAGATGAACAAGCAGAATGGGATCGACAAAAAAAGAAAACCAAGAAGTAGTCACGGTATGGGTCATAGAAGGGCTGTTAGAGGCGTTTTAAGGGCTGTTTCAGCGCGTTTAAGCAAAAAGATAAGCTACCCTACAGGGTATGGTAAAATGAAAAATAATGGAGGTTTAAATGTTGTTTTTTCCAACACAAAAACAAAACGCTGAAGCTAGGCAAGAATCATCTGGGTCAGCATTCAATAGTAAAACCATTCTTAAAAGTGGAACTGGTCAATATGTTGGTAATTTAGCTGAAATAATTTTTCAAGATTATTTAAATGAATTGATGTTAGAGCATGATTATACAGCAAAGACTTCTTATCATTATGACTTTAAAGTTGGTGATGCAACATTAGATATTAAAGCCAAGCAAAGAACTGTTAAATGTGAGCGTGATTATGATACTCATGTCGCCTTGTACCAAAAGAAAAGTTTCTGCCATTACTATGTGTTTAGTAGTGTGCTAATCCCAAAGGGAGAAACGCAAGCAAAGAGTGTCGAGTTTATGGGCTGGCATAGGAAAAAAGATTATTGGGACAAATGCGAGATAAAGCAAAAAGGGCAAAATAGTAATGGTTTAGATGAGCGTGAACATGTAGGTAAAATGAAATACCACCAACTGCTACCTATGTCTGATCTTTTTTTAGGATTAGAAACTCATTTATATAAAAAGGCTTTTATTTAAAATGGAGAGTATTTATGGCCGTAACACTGCGTTCTAAATGTTTAACAGCGATACAAAAGTTGGCAAGAATATCAGCCGCAGATGAATATGGCATGGTCCAGTGTGTTTCATGTGATAAGAGACTGCATTGGAAGGATGCAGATGGTGGTCACTACATAGCTAAGGGTTCTAGTTCGTATTGGGCATTAGAGATTGAGAACGTCCATCCACAGTGTAAGGGATGTAATGCATTTGGGATGAGTAAGGGAAGTGCTGAAGGTCAGTACACGTTATGGATGATTGATTGGTACGGTGAGGACTTTGTTAGGCAGATGCATAAAGACAAGAGAAAGATTAAGAAGTTATACACTGCTGATTACAGAGAAATGTTAAAAGAGTTCAATGAGTTAATTAAATACCATGAGGATAGACTGTTATGAATAGAGATGAATATACAGAATACGCAATAAGAATTTTTAAAGAAATAATACAACGAGCAAAAGAAAACAATGAAAGTGAACTGTGCAAATTAAGGTCTAAAAAAAATAAGTTAGAAAGTGCTGAAGTTTTTTTTGAGGCAGTAGGCTGTTCTTTTGCAGGACATTCACAACTAGCAAGAAACTTATTAGATGATCTGGCAAAGAAATACAATATAGATCACGTTAAGATTTAACTGGAGTAAACCATGAGTACATTCCTAACTGAGTTAAGAGACAGATCTGTTAACTGCGGATTAAGTGAAGTCCCTGCCAAGATGGATTCTATTATGGAGGCCGTTTTGTATGGGTCTGCACTGCCTGCTTATGCAGTAGAAGAGATAGATATACTGTGGTCTGAGGTCACTGCTGAAGAAGAAGCATTACTTAAACCACCTACAGAAGAACAATTAAGTTTGCATCATCCTTCGTTTAATGTAGAATAAAGCAATCCCCTTTGTTGTTTTGCCCTTTCGAGGGCTTTTTTTGTTATAATTGGGGCATGAAAAAGAAAAGCCTTCTAACACGTATTGGGGTATCGGGGTATAACAAACCCAAAAGAACCCCTAACCATCCAACAAAGTCTCATGTTGTTGTTGCCAAGTCTGGTAACAAAGTTAAAACTATTCGTTACGGTCAGCAAGGCGTGTCTGGTGCAGGGTCTAACCCTAAGTCAAAGAAAGATAAAGCTAGACGTAAATCATTCAAGGCTCGTCATGCTAAGAACATTGCTAAAGGTGTAATGTCTGCGGCATACTGGGCAAATAAAAGTAAATGGTAGGAGAATACTATGCCTTACGGTAAGGGTACATACGGTAGTAAAGTTGGTAGACCAAAGAAAACTAAACCAGTTAAAAAGAAAAAGAGTTTAATTAAATGAAAGGTTTATACGCAAACATACACGCTAAAAGAAAAAGAATAGCCGCTGGTAGTGGTGAGACAATGCGAAAGAAAGGTGCTAAAGGTGCGCCTACTGCAAAAGCATTTAGAGAATCTAAGAAGACTGCTAAAAGTTTGCTTAATAGGTCCAAATAACAGGCATAGTCTTTCTAGTGTCTACATGGATGAAAGTCTTTGCTACACCTATACCATTAAATCCCATTGACTGCGCGTTCTTAATGATCTCGTAGGCTTCATTTCCATTATTGATTCGTATGTCTGCCGCGATCCCTTGGGCATGGGTTCCTGCCTTTCTCCCTGCGTTTGTCTTTCTTGCCTCAATACTATGGGTTGGATCTCTGTAACCGCTTGTAATGATAAATGGGAAGCCGCATACGTGCCGAAGGTCATCCAGTTTATTGAGGAAGTCTTCTGACATTTCATTGTTACCAGTTTCCTGACAATCAAAATCTTTTATATTAAAGTATCTCATACTAACCAAAATGCTACGGCTATACTGCCTAGAAGAAGTAATCCCAAGATTAAACCAACCCATGTTTCCAACTGACTCCAATCGTCCATCACTTTTTACCTTTATTCATAACGCCTTCAAACGCACCACCACCAAAGTAAAACCCTACAATGGTCAACATGATCCAATCAACTTTAAACGCAGAAATAATTTCTTGTACCGCAGTTATATCTCTGCCAAGAAAAAATAAACTCAACACAAGAATGTAAGAAGCAACAAACGTAAACCCAAATATCAAAGCTAAGTATCTTTGTGCAAGCTTAAACGGTGCGTAAGAACTTAACAGGTCTGTCTTTGCTTTGGTCTTTGCTTCTATGGCTTCTGTTTCTGAGGTATGCATGGAATCAATTAGACCCAACCCCTTAGAAATTACATCACCACTGCCTAGTATCTGACTTAGTATACCCATTACATTATCTTCTCTAATACGAATAGACCAATGATGAGGGGGTACATACCCCACAGCATCATCTCAGTCTTTTTAAATCTAACAGAACCCTCATCAAGGCGCTTCTCAATAGATTGGAACTTCATCTCTATAGCTTCCATTCTTACCGCACATTCACGCTCATGCGCCTCAAGTTTTAAAAGTGCCTCTCTGACGGTTGCCATCAAGAATTCTCCACTAGTATAGCTTCAATAAATAAAGATACTTCGTTATTAGAAGCACTGCTTTTTGCCTCAAATTGAAAGTCAGTTTTCTCTTCAATTTTAAAAGGGATTTGTCTATCAAAGCTAACTTGTGACGTTGAAAATGTTGACTCTGCTACACGTAAAATTCTACCAAGATGTGTTTTTAAAACATTGCGAATAGTAAGATACTTTTGTCCGTTATTTGTTCCAGATGTGCAATCAATTCTAAATAAATAAATACTGTGATTAGCAGGGACTGTGTAAACAGATGATTGTGTTGTGCCTAATTCAGCTTGTATAAAAGCATAGGTAACGCCACCATTGCTCATAGTAATATTGCCTACATTAGAGCCAGACAAGATTATTGCTGAGTTAATTCTTAAAAAAGATTTGGACGTAGTTACAGCACTTGTACCAGTTAAAGTAACAGTCTCTGTGATCTCTACGTAATTAGCATCTAAGCCCGATATGAAAACGTCCATAGTATCTGATGAGGAAGAACTTACAACGCTCATAACAAGCGCAGATGATGGATAGGCGTAGTTCCCACCATTATCCCACAAGGTTTCAAATGAAGTACCAACCGTCCTATTGAAACCAAAGATATTTATGGGTCGTGAATCCCATATATTACCTTTAACAACATCATGCAGGAAATTTGGAGTAGGTCGATCTTCATCAAACTGGTACATTAGTTTTCCTCGTCTACCGCTTCATCAGTTTCTAACTGTTGTGTTAGCATATTCATAAATGCATCACGGCCAACACTTAACTGATCTAAGTTAAAACGAGTGCTTGCTATCTTTCTGTCT